GTGAGCAACAGAGGCACGTTGATTACATTATTCTTATCATAGTGTATTTGCTTCACTCTGTCAAGAAATTCCGCACACACGCGGCTTTCCTTACTCGTCACAGCCATAACAAATTGAGCATAATTTGCCATATCAATCATTCTTCAAGTTCTCCAGTTGGTACTACAATCTTTATATATGAATTTTCATCATCGCGGTTTATTGTGGGAATAGATATCCACTCGGACGATCCTTGGCGCTTGTATTGAATTTCGTGGCGCACCACTTCCCAAGTTCTAGCTTTTATAGCTGGCGCAGAGTTGACCCAACCATAAAAATTGACTGCACGAATATCAATGATGGAATTATCCAGCTTTGTTTTTAACTGCCGGATTTCTTTTTCCATTGCAGTGATATCACGCTCTAAACGATCAGTACTCATTTTCACAATCCCAATACCAAGCCCAAATTATCACACCGTCATCCAGTTTGATTCCAACCCTAGTTCTATATTCATGCTTGGTAATATCATTGAGTTTTACCATAGCAGATTTGCCAGAGCTATCAATATGGTTTGTCCAAGTATCCTCATTTAGTTCTCTATCACTAATCCATTTTTTTCCCATAAATTGACCAGGCCATCCAACTTTATGGAACTTAATTAGTGTTCCAACTTTTCCGACATCTTTGCCTTCAATAATTTTGACACGCGAACCAATAGCTTTTATTTCTGTTCCTGGTCGAGATACAGATAATTTCATCAAAATTCTCCAATAGCCTCTGTCAATGTACGCAAGCGGTTCTGAATGAAGTAGTTGAGGATCTTACTACGCGGCTGCCGCTCGTATGAACGATAAGCCTCAACGCATTGCGTCTGCAATTCCTCAGGTACTTCATCAAGGTCGACCAGCTTCTTATTGCGGTAATAGTTCCGCAGCATTTCACCAGTGCAATATGCTTCGGGCTGGAGAGTAGTCCACTCCTCAAGCTTCTTCTTGGGCAGTGGCTTCTGTCTACCACCAGACACGAAGGTGTCATCGACGGACAGGAAGTTTGGCACACCATCGCCACTATCGCCTTGCAGAATGTGGTACTGCTTGAACCGCTCAGGGTTATCAATAGCAATATGCTTCCGCATGATAGGCGAGTATTGCTGGACGTTGGCATACTTCTGGAGCTGAGCAAAGTCCTTGTCGCTGGAAAGAATGAGGATTTTCTCAGCGGTAGGCAAGTTCATCGTCTCACCGTATGCGTGACACAGGGCCGCGATAACATCATCGGCCTCTGCGCGATCAAAGATCAGCACAGGATATGGCATGTTGTCGCGGATCTCGTCACGGATTCTGTGGAGGGATTCAAAGATGGTAGCCCAATCATGCCCAGAACTGTCACGGTTCTTCTTGCGATTGGCTTTGTAGTGAGGGAATACCTGCCGACGCCAGTATGACGGACCGTCGCAACAAACGACAATTTCGCCATACTCAGGAAACTTTTGTTTGTACATACGCAAGCTTGAAAGAACCATATGGCGGACCATTGATTCATCAAGCTTCTGGTCATTGTTGGACAATTGAACCATCAGATTGGATATCATAACTTGGCTAAAGTCAACGAGAATCATTACCACGGTTCCTTATTTCATTCTGTATAGTACACGGATTATTCGTCGTCGTCAAGCTCTTCCTCAAGTTTATTCAAACCTTCTATGAAGTCATTGATAAAGATGAGGAAAGGATGGCTAACACCCATGGACTGCAAGAGAGTAGCACGAAGCGATTCCATCGTGAACGTATAGCTATCGTCAAACTCTGGCGTGGTTATATCAAAGCCTTTGGTCGACAAGAGGTACATAAGCTTTTTGCCAACATCATGTACCGCTTGGTCTACAAAGTCATGCTTGAACTTGATCCGTTCCTCGTCATTGTCGTCTATCACGACCACATGAGCGCGAGGATTATTTTTTGGAAACTTTACGACATTATTTGACTGCTCGAAGGATAATGCTTGTATCTGCGATTCGTCCATTTGGTACACTCGCCTTGGTTGTTAGGGCCTCAAACGACCTGATGGCAGCTTTGGACGTTGATCCAGTGATATCAGGCAACACCTGATCTGGCTTACGAAGTTTCTTTTGCGAGGACAACTTATCATTTACATTTTGAAGAGTTGTTCCCTTTACAGACAGGCCTGTATCAGAAACGTAGTGCGCGAGAACATTATATTTAGTGTTAAATGTCCACAGTTCCTTAGCACCGACGATCTTGGTAGGATCAATGCTGACGATTTTCAGGTCAACATCTTCCTTTTGATACTTGAGGCTTTTGACGATAACGGTATCGCTCTTAGGTTTGATCTTGCGTGGCTTGCGTACAACAGCTTTGCGATTATTGCCCACATAAGACTTACAATCATTTATGATTCCTTCAAACAGAGCAATGCGCTCCTTGATTTGTTTCTTGGTCATATGACGATAAGCATACTTGAAATCGGTGTCTTTTGTTGCGTATGCTTCCTTCATTTCATCAACCCACGGCTGGTAATAGTTAGCAATATCTGTAACCATTGCCGGCTTCGGAGCTTTGTTTTTCAGGAGTTCATAAAATTTGGTAAGCTGTTCATCATTGGCATCTACCATAGACTCAACATCAGCCAGCAGATTATTTGTCACCGTGCTTTTGGACATAGCCGACGGCGGCCTTTCAGCCTCAGCAATAGCTATACCACGCTTCACAATTTCGACAATATCATTAAATAGAATTTCCCGACGTATTTTCGGTGCATCATAGCCCATCGTAATCATGCGCGCCATCTTCCATGTGCTAGGAAGAATGTGGTGGTCATCAACCTTATTCATCATCTGCACGGCCGCTTTGGACATACCAGAATCCACCATGAACTCGGTAAGGAATTCACGGTTCATCTTAGGATTGGCAAAATAGTTGTACCAGTTATATGCACTAGCCAACTTTGATTGAATTTCATCTTCGGTAAGGAGCTGCTGGTTTTCCCAAGTCGGCTCCTCACCGAGATACTTCTGATCTAGGCCACGCGGTGTGATCCGCTTGACCTTTTTCTTTGTCGAGACCGACAACAAATTCTTAGCCATGAGTTGACCCTTTCATATTTAAAACATCATACCACACGGCTAAGGTATTGTCAACCATCAATACCACGCAAGAAACCAATCCACTGCTGGACACGATAGTCCCAGTTATAGAAATTGTTGGTATACATTTTCTGGAAGTTCATCTTGTTCTGGTTATTTGGATCCCAGTGTTGGTTGATTGCAGACAAAAGCAAACCAGCAAAGCGGTTAACGTGAACATTAGCATCCTCTGTCCAGCCATACATCATTGCAAAATTGGCTGTGGTCTCGGGCAATGCAGCCAAATTAGGGCATACAATCTGGCAACCAGCACTCATAGCCTCGATTACAGAAATGCCAGACGTTTCAGGCCAAATGCTGGGATATGCATAGATGTGAGCCTTTCTCAAAGCCTTGCGGATCGTAGCGTTTGGCTGATACCCATGATACGTCACGTTAGGATTAGCCTTGAGCCGTTCGAACGTGGGCTTATATGGCTCGTCTCGGTGTTCCCAACCATAGATTGCAAACGATGAATAAACATCAAGGTGATAATCAATACCGCGATCGGTTAGAAAATCAGCAACAGGTGCAAGGAGTTCCAGACCACGGTGCGGAGTTGTGTGATAGATAAGGTTGATTGTGCCCTGAGGCTTATCGTGATCCTCGATCGGTGTGATAGCATTCTGGAGTACGACACTCTTGGCATATGGCACACCATGCGCCATGTTGAAAGTGGCCTGCTGATAGTTCGAAACAAAAATCAATCGTTCGAACCTATCGAGGCTCTTTTGATCCTTAAGATGCTCGGACTCAGGATCATCCCATGTATCATGCAACCAAAGAAGGTTACGCTTTGAGGAATCAATCTCACGCACACGCGAACAGATGATATTGAATTTATCGCGCAGGTCCGCGGGTAGGCGTTCCATGAGACCGGCATACATCTGCTCGGTACCACCTTGCGAACCTATATGCCCATATGTGCCATTCTGTGCTGGTTCAATTGTCATAGCCTTTGCAGTATCACGCAGGCCTGTAATTTTCAGTTTAGTCATTCCATTGTCTCCACTTTAATAACCGAATTGATTCGAAATGAGCGCCAGCTTCGTGCTTGAAGATCCATCACTGCTAGAACATTCGGATTATCCTTCGTTGTCACCTCAGCATCTTCCATGATAGGAGGAAGATATTGATCCAACAATGAACATACCATAATACGCTCTGTTCCATCAGACTTGGTAAACGTCACACGAATAACACCTTCACGCGCCATCTCAAAAATTTCTCGCTTCGTCCACATATTATATATTCTCCTCTTCATCTTCGTATATCCACATTCCTAAATCAAACAATGTGTCCATAAGTGAACCGACACCAACTTCCCAATTCATCTCATCCGACATCCAATCGTCTGGATCATTATTTTCTACAACATGTCCAACACCATCTTTGAACATCTTTTTACCTTCTCGCAATGCAAGATGATAAAACAAATTATAATCGTCTTCTTTTGCACCACTCACAAGCTTGTGTAAATTAGGAAATTTTTGGCATTGATCTTCTTCAAACTCCACGATAAATTTTTTTGCCATATCTTTCCACATTTTTTCTTTTTCATCCCGCGTGAACGTATGATTTTTAGCTTTTTTGCGTGCCATCACATAGCTCCTAGATTTTACGACCGAGGGTCTTGGTATCAGCACCATCAGTGATATATTGATAAGCGCCTTTGGAATACGCGGGTGCAGTTCGTGCAGCCTTGTTTTGGATTTCTTTGATTGTCTCTTTGGTCTCTTCAAGCCCACGCTTCCACTTGTGGTCATTGAGCTTGTCGCGCTTAGCAGCAATGCCGCCAGGAATGGTGTCCGTCATAGGAGCCACTTGGCGGTCATTCTGCCACTGGTCAGCAACGGCTTTCTTGGCTACATGTTGGCGTGGAACGTAGCCCACACGCGCCAGGAGGGCTGCGGTCTTACGAGCCGACTCCTCGGATGCGCGTGTGGGCGACGAAGCCTTGCGTTTGCGAAGATTGGTGGTATTGTAGTAGATGGGAAGGATAGCCATGTAAACTCCTATTGAGTTCATATAGTAGCACAATCATCCTTCATTGTCAAGTGGTGCGCCGGGAGGGACTCGAACCCCCGATCAGACCGTTATGAGCGGTCGGCTTTAGCCGCTAAGCTACCAGCGCCAATTGGTCAATTCATTTCTACCCAGCCAGTGAGAATGTATTTGGTACCACTCAATGGCGGATTACCTCTGTGGGTATGTGTGTAGCCAGCTGGCCATAGAATAAGCTTGCCAGCTTCGGCCTTGTAGCGTTTGGAGTAGTAGAGAAACTCCGTCTCGCCACCCTCTGGAATATCGTTGAGGTATACGATGAAGGACATCAGCCGACGCATTACATTTGGATCACCATCCTCGCAGTGCCAAACATGATAGCCTTCACCCTTGTGCGTCTTTTGGATCTTCATCAAACGAATGGAATGGTGTGCCATGTTCTCAAGCACACCAAACTTCTGGTGGTAAATTGGATATGCTTCGTCCCAAAACTTGTCTACAAAATACTTGAACGGTTCTAGGTCGCGAATATCCAATTCGTTGGATGCTAAAAGCGAGGTGACAAACATCTGGTCATCCGCTTTCTTATCGGATGTTTCTCCCATCTTCTGCCGTGTGATAGTGAGACCCATGGATTCGTACCGATGGTAGCAATCAATGTACCCTTGACATTCCTCAGGAGATAAAAAGCCGTCGTATTCCAGAACAAAGTTATCAATGGTAATACTCATGTGGAAAGAATCTCCTTCAACCGATCAGCCGCGTATGACGCAGCAAATGCTTCTGGCTTTACCTTTGGTGTGAATCCACAGAGACCACGAATGTATCCAGTCGCTTGCTGAATAACGCAGCTTGATCCGTGCATTTCATCGGGATTGATATCGAGGTGGACTTCCACATGCCTATCACCAATTGCTTCATACAGTTCTAGGTACATGTTCGCTGCACGATAGACTTCATTCATCAAACGAAATGATGGCCGATCGTGGCGCTTATCGTAATCAAATTCCGATGTTACGTCACCGAATACCTTGCAGCCCTTGTTGCCATCATAGTGAACGACAATCGCTACCGTGTAGTCTGCGATCCACTTACCATCTTTGCGACAGTAGCGTTCCGAATCTGCACCGATATAGATTTTTGTGGTGTCTGAGGTGTTGCTGATAAATTCGCGGACTTCATTGATGTTCATTGGTTTTCTCATGATGATATTTAGTTGGTGGTGCCCATGGTCGGACTCGAACCGACACTGTGGAGATTTTAAGTCCCCTGACTCTGCCATTGGCCTACATGGGCATTACTCACTATATAGAATAGGATTATACACTCGGAGATTATTTATGTCAAGCGATGATTTTTTTTGCCCTGCGCCTTGGACAGGATTGTATTACCATGAAAATACCGCATCACCGTGTCACATAAGCTTAGAAAAACAACATATGACGCCAACTGAATATTTGCAGAGTGATTGGCTTGCAAATATCAAAAGCGAATTGAAAGAAGGAAAAGTTCCTAAGAACTGTGAAGTCTGTTGGAAAAAAGAACAGCGAGGCCTTAAGAGTTCAAGACAGAGCGAAATTAGAATGATGGGTCGCGGAAGCTATGGTTATGGATTAGGAGTAAACAGACAATCATCAGATTTTAACGCAGAAGATCCTACAGAAGTTGTTCGTATTGAACTACGAGCGAGCAATCTATGCAATTTTAAATGCAGAATGTGTAATGCGGATTCAAGTTCCGAATGGCAAAAAGAAGTGGAAGAACATCCAGTCCTTTTAAACTACACACAATTTAAATTCAGAGATTTCACAAATACTTCCGAAGGTAATTTTGACGAGCTAAAGAAGCTATCATTAGATAATGTCAAAACTGTATGCTTCACAGGCGGAGAACCATTGCTAATAAAGCAGTACTATGATTTTATGGATCACATGATTGAAAATGGATACCATAAAAAAGTAGTATTGGAAATGTTTACCAATTGCAGTGTATGGAATCCGCTTTTCATAGACAGACTAATGCAATTTGAAAAAGCTAGAATCGTAATGAGCATAGACGGTGTTGGAAAAGCTGCTGAGTATAATAGAAAAGGTACAAAATGGGATGTGGTTGAAGAAAACTTCATAAAATTTTCAAAGCTTCCATTATGGAATTTGCATTACAACGTGGCTATCAGCCCATACAATCTTCTAGACTTTGCAAATCTAGCTAAGTTTTTGATGAAGATTTATGATATCAATCCGATCTTACAGACAAGATGCTATTCGGTAACTTTACCATATGCTCTTCACTGGGTACATCTAAACAATGATCTCCGCATAAGAGTTATGAATGAGATTGATAAGTCAATAGAAATTCTACAGCCGTCTAATTTTGATGTTCTCAAGAAAGAACTTCTTGCTATTAAAGCCCATATGCTTGAAACGAGACCCGAAAGAGAAGACCTCTTTATCTCATTCACGAAGACGCTTGATACCATTCGCAATGAAAAATTTGAAGACGTTTATGGCTACAAGCTATATTGATGGAGCGGGTAAGCGGAATCGAACCGCTGCATAAACCTTGGCAAGGTTTCAAGCTACCATTACATCATACCCGCATTGGAGGAGCCACCCAGATTCGAACTGGGACCTCAAGGATTTGCAGTCCCGCACATTGCCGTTTTGCTATGGCTCCAATTTTATTTATGTTCCAGGTGGTCCAACAGCAATTTGGGCCACAATCGCATCGTGACGCTCTTGTGCGCTTGGTAGTGTCGAAGCAAGAACCATCTCGTCTTTTGTGCCGGAGATAGGTAGACCAGCATCCAACTTTGTTCTGATATCATCAGCTACCATTTCTTCAATAGCTAAACGACAGCGTTCGTGAATCGCATTCTGAATCCAGAGGTCAGCATCAAGCGCAACATAATGTAGTGCTTTAACCTCTACGTCTGAAAGTTCAACTGTATATGTTTCCGTCATCTTCTCTCCTATGCCATTAACCAAATTGTTGCCATATTGTGATTAGAACCGTATGCACCCATTCCTGATCCATTATCTGGTGCTGGTGCTATGTGAATGGCCCACGATATAGTATCACCAGCAGCACACGAAAGGATCGTTTCTAAATTCTGTGTGTCCCAAACGTCTTGAGTATTCCAATGGGTAAAATGCTGTAACACACCATTCTTGACTACACCATTATATCCAGAGTTTGTTGCTGTTGCTGCTGCGCTGCCGCCAGTGTAGGCGATAACCGCTAATGATGTATAATATAATCCTGCGACTGGACAGGTAAAAACATACGAACTCGTACTCCATGCACTATTAACATTTACACCAAGACTGTTAATTGCCCAAGGATATTGCCGATCCTGTGTCGTAGTGCTGGTCTTAGAGCCAAACATAATAGGTTGATTTGGAACAAGCACTCTCGCATTCGAGTCAACCTTGGTTGAAGAAGCGCCGAATTTAATTCCGCCATCATATGATAAGTTATAGCCGTTGATATTTAGTGCCATTATATGGTCAATCCTATGAAGAAGTTTCCATGGTCACCACCGCCATACCAATAACCATATGATGGATGTATTTGAAAACTAATCGTATCTCCGACAGCGCAGTATAATAACCCGCTCATGCTAACATATTCCCAATACGATGTATGATTCCAATGACTAAAATGATGTGTTCCTCCATTCTTCATTATATAGAAATATCCGTAACTAACATAACTAGCAGCTCCGTGAAGACTTCCGGCGGCAATGCCACCTAAGCCTGCCAAATATGTTCCAGCAACTGGACATGTAAAATATCCTGTTGAATTATTCCAACAATTTCCAACATTTGCTTGAACGCTTCCAAACGTAACAGGATTACCTCTATAGAAAGCTCCTTGTCCAGATAGAATAGCTTTCATGTATGGAGTCTGCGGTCGTGTGATGATTCCATTGGAATTTACTGTCATCCAGTTTGTGGCACCATTGTTCATCGTTAATGCAGTGCCTGCGCTTGATGCTAGAGTAATTCCGTTTACGTCTATTGCCATTTTTATCCTATCAGCTTACACCAAATGGCATGATGGTTATGAGGATACCATCCAGCATTATGACTCTGCGCCGTAGGTCCAGCTGGCGCAGGAGATTGATTAATAAAAAATGCCAATGTATCACCAGCAGCACAAGAGAATACCGATGAACCTCCTCCTTGATTCCATGCATTTGCTGTAGATATATTCCAGTGGATAAAATAACTTAGGGCACCATTTTTAGCAAATCCTGCATATCCATAACTGTTAGCATCGAACTGACTACCATTCACTATTCCGTTGAATCCTACAGCATAGTATCCAGCAACTGGACAAGTAAATACGCCTGTTGATGTGTTAATATGTCCGCTGTTATAATTGAAGCCATTAATTGGCCATCCGGTCGATGGAGAATAGTATGTGTCATTACCACTGATATCTTTCCAACCGCTATAACCTACTAAACCAAACGTAGATGATGTGTACAAATCGGTACCGTATCCGCTGCTATTGAATACGAAATTGGTATTCATAGCAATGCCAGATCCTGAACTGTTTATCGTAGAACCACCGATATCTAGACCCATATCAACTGCTCGCTTTCGGTGGAACAACAGATGGATCAACTTCAATCAATGCAAATTTAAATGTCTTACCACTCTTGTTATTGACTAGGAATAAATCTTCTTCGCCTTCAACGACCGTATAGTCGCCGATGCCATTTGATAGATGCAAGTCGTTTGTGTAGATGTTGCGCCAACGCAAACTAGAACTACCTAGATCATATGTGTTTGTAGTGCCAGGCCATATGCTATTATTCATATTTAATACACCAGCAGTATCACAATACATGTATCCAGCACCGCTATTGTCAGCATTATAGATAGCAAAGTCGCCACCGTTTCTCATAGAAAGTTGTATGCCGCCACCACCGCCCGATATCGTTAATATACCACTCATTGTAGTATTGCCGGAGACAGCAAGATTGGTACTGATGGCAGCACGGCCCGTATGCGTGAATAAGCCAGATGTTGTTGGTGCAGATTTTGTGGCATACAATGATGCAGCATTAGCTACCTGAAGTCTGTCAGATACCAGCGTTCTAATAGCAGTATTGGTAGCAGTGAGACCTGCCCATGTTGCATATGGACTTAAAGAAACGCCAGCTACTGGTGACCAGTAAACACCTGTGCCAGATGTTCGGAGATAATAACCAGCAGTACCGGGAGTATTGTTTGCTACGATGGCACTTTTGATGACTGTGTTACCAGAGATTGTCATCTTCCCTGGCATAATCAAATTGTTGGCGCTTACATACGCATCGCCAACCCATGTTTGAATTACATTGTCAACCGTCAACACAATACCGCTAACGACGGCCTTGAATGTGTCTGATGGAGATACTGTTTCGCTTATTGAATCTGCATATTTTGCCATACCACTATTTAGTATGGCTGGGGATCAAGGATTCGAACCTCGGACATCCAGATTCAGAGTCTGGCGTTCTACCAACTGAACTAATCCCCATCATACTTTAGAAGTTGATTTTCAATCCAATCATACCAACTGCGCCGGTGTAATTAGAACCTTTATCAGCTCCTGCTGTTAGTTCTATATATGCGTCCTTTACAATTTCAACCTTCGCGGTCGCACGTACCTGCGCGACAGTACCAAAATCTCTGGAACGTGTCACTCTTGTTTCAACACCGAAAACATCGTCAATGTCATATCTTATACCAACATATGGTCTTGCTTCAAATGAAGAACCAACACTAGGCAATGTGGATAGCAATGCACTACCACCTTCGGTCTGCGATACTACCTCAGACTTGTTTAGTACGACACCAACTAGTGGTCTGAATCCTTCAAACTCCTTAGCGGAATAGAATGTGATATCGCCGTAGTAGTTTCTTGTCTTCACGGTGCTACTGTTCACAAGTGCAAACACTGGCAACGATGTTGTCGTGGCATATTCAGCGGTGCTATAACCAACTGCACCCTTGACCCAAACATCTTCCTGCTTTGTTAGAAAGTAAGCTGTGCCCGCATATGCGTCGGAGCTAGAAGATGAACCTACGAAGCCACTGTTTTCAGTCTTGGATATATTGCCAGCAATACCAGCGGTGTTATTCTCAACGGTTGTCTGATAGCCAAATGATAGCCCACTGATACGGAATGAACCGCTTGTTTTCGCATAACCCAAGCTAGGCGTAGTCCATGCACCATCTTTAGTTGATAGAGCATCGACCAAGAATGGATTGAAATTGCGAACCGCAATAGAATCCTTTAGAGATACGCCAGACGCAGATGCAGTCTGCGCTACTGGTTGACCGATTGTTATAGTAGCACCATTTTGCGTTGTTGTCAATGCTGTTCCGTTAGTTGTGACTGTGGTGCCATCGCTATATGTTTCTACCGCATGTGGTGTTGTCACTGTGGTAATGGTATATGGGCGTGTTGTCACTGGCGTTGTGGTGCGTGTTATCGCAATCCACTGGCCAGAATTTACCCTCGCATTAGCAACATTATAAGCAACAACAGATGTTCCATATGCGGTTGAGGATGTTGCGGTTGATGGCGCGTTGGCTGTACTAACGAGAGTGACAGGTGGTGGTGTTGGATTACCAGCCGCTGCACCCTGTGATGGAGTTGCTAGTGTGGTAAAGCCAACAGATGATGGGATAGTACACTGGTCGGGTGCGATGCTTACAGTTGAGCAAGCGCCGCCATATACGCCAAGCTGAATAGAATTACCGTTAGAAGTGTTATTCCCAGAGACTTCAAAAGCAATAGTGTAAGTGGTGCCAGCTGTAAGAGCCACACCTTGGTAAATGCCGTCGAACGAGCCAACAGCGCCATCATACCATACGCCACCATGAGCGCCCCCAATATCAGTCCAAGTGCCAGCGGCAGCAGGATATGTTCCATTTTGATACCAAACTCCCCAGTTTGTTGGGGCTTGCATGTTAGAAACGCCATTGTTGGTCGTTACACTAAAACGGCCGCCTGTGGTAAATGTTCCGTTAGTTAGAAGATTTGTGTTTGAACCGGCAGCGGTCAAAGTAACATTGTCAAATGTCCAGAACGCTGGATCTTCGCGAAAGGCAAAACCTACGAAGTTCGCTCCAGTTGTTGATGGAGTAAACGTGTAGGTAAATGGTTGCCATGTGTTTCTTGTATTGCCTGTAACAGTGCCAAGCGAACCTGATGGTAGCGTTTGTGCATATGGTGCTGTAATTGCCGCACACATTATTGCGGCGGCTGCTAGTAATCTTTTCATTTTTGCTCCTATGTTGCATGAAACAAACCTGTCATCAATACAACATAGCGAACAGAAATGGCGGAAGAGGTAGGATTCGAACCCACGGAACGCTTTCACGCTCGCTAGTTTTCAAGACTAGAACCTTAAACCACTCGGTCACTCTTCCGTATAAGTCTCTAGCCCGGAAGCTAGAGGTGCCGATGGGCGTACCCAATCGGCGTTGATAAGCAAGGGTGCGTATCTCCTACGCTTGCCTGCTGCCCCTTTACAGCTCCCTCAAACGAAGGATTCTCTGGTTAGTGAGAACCCATGAGGCGAGAACTTTTCGGATCGTAGCGGAACCACCCGCAGTCGATTTGTTCCAACTAAAGTTTCTCGGTCCATTCTGGCACCGGTGCTAGGAGTTGAACCCAGGCCCTCAGTTTTGGAGACTGATGTGCTACCGTAACACTTCACCGATAATTAGCAACCTATTTATAATGGCGGAGAGTGTGAGATTCGAACTCACGGAACCGGTTAGGGTTCGCTCATTTAGCAAACGAGTGCTTTAGGCCACTCAGCCAACTCTCCATAACCTATTCACAAAATCTAGTAACAACCCGTGATGTTTACCATCGTGCCAATATCCATCAAGATACTGATAAGGACTCTCATACCAAAATTCCTCACTCTCAGGATGGCAACCAATCAGACCAAGATTGCCTTGAATGATTGCCATCGGTTCATCATTAGCATATTTGGCAATAGTATCATATTTTCCAGTGCCTGTAAAGACACAACCGTCATAGAAGAACATCTTTTCTCTTTGACCAAGCCATTCAATATCAGCGACCGTGCCATAGCTTCGGCGTATCTCAGCCGTTGGTCGCTTGATATATTGAACCGCATCTAACCCGTCAAGAATGTCAAAATATCTAGACCCAGCCCAATAAGCACCCATACAAATACCCACATACCGACCGCCTCGAGAAATGAAGCTTGCGATTGTATTGGCTTTCCGACGAGTAAAAAAATCGAAATAGGAATCACTATCGCCAATGCCACCAGGAAAAACAATCCCATCCACATTACTTAGCACCTCGTTTATATCATCATTGATGGTAAATATTTTGATTTCATATCCAGGCGATAACGCTCTTATGATCCCGTTGCAGCATTGCTCGGAACATTCTGGATGGTGTTGAAAGAGCGCGAGACGTTTCATTCGATATATTTATAATGGTGCCGACTCTCTGTTACGATCAGAGTTCTCTAGTTCTTCAGACTAGCGTGAGGACCACCTTCACCAAGTCGGCATAAAAGTATATAGTTGGTAAGAGCGAACCTTACCACGCAGTACCACCACACTCGCTTTGTGACCGTGAACCTGGGAGGGTGATCCAAACGCCGCGAGACTATATTGGTTGCAGAGGGTGGAATTGCACCACCGGCCTTTTGGGTATGAACCAAACGAGCTACTACTGCTCCACTCTGCTTCAATTGGTGCCGAAAACTGGACTTGAACCAGTGACCATACCCGTATGAAGGGTGCGCTCTACCAACTGAGCTACATCGGCAAACTGTTCCCGCCGTTAACTGGCTCCATAAGCGCCACGGGTTTGTTTTACATCGGCTGCCGCACGGTGGGCACACGGTCCGATGGTAGTGGTGGGTGAGGTAGGAGTCGAACCTACATTGTTTACCGCAAAGGGACCGGATTTACAGTCCGGGGATGCACACGCCATAGCATCAACTCACCCAATTCTTTTATACTTGAACCCAGACTTGACCTTCAAGCCACGCTACGACCTCGTCACGCACGGCTTTTACCGCATCTGGCTTCATAAACTTTTCAATTTTTCCATGCTCATATTTAATGACCATTGAAACAATACGAGGCAAAATATACGTCTTGAACGTACCATTATCTTTACGACAATGTTCTACCTTTTTGTAAATTCTGCCTTCCATGTATGCGCGAGCGAGATAGGTAGCACGAGCTTCATTGCGAACATCGAAGCGGCGATGGCTATTCAATGACTCCCACATAAAACGAACTTTAGTCTCGTCCTTTTGGTGTGTCTTGAGCCATTCAATCTGACGCTTGAGTTTCTGTTCCTCAAACCGAATGACGCCAGCTTCCAATGCGAGATGTTTAGACTTGATCTTTAACTTGATAGACATGTTGGTTTCCTTATTGATGAGTACATTATACGATAGTGATTATTCAAAGTCAATAAGAAAATTCATGGGGGACGAAAAACCTACAGAAAAAATACCTTCATGTTATTACTCCATTATCAGTTGGTGATCCTAACGGGACTTGAACCCGCATTCATCGTTTTAGAGACGACTGCATATCCGCCATGCTCTAGGATCTATTTATAAGTGGTACTACCTCCAAGATTCGAACTTGAACTCCGGCGTCCACAACACCGGGTGCTTACCAATTACACTAAGGTAGCACAAACTGCTTCTGAATAAGATTCATATTTGTTGTTACTGCCACGCGATCGGTATCGGACTGATTATGCGATACTTGATGAACTAACCAACCGGGAAACATAATCATCTGCCCAGCTTTTGGCTTATAGCTGAACACATTATAATGTTCAGGATTAAGACTAATCCATCCTAATGTCGATCTGGGATCGAGCAGACGAATGTTTCCGCCTTTATCTCCCACATCCACATAATAAGTGGCTGCAATCGTATTCATTCGATGATTATGAAATCTGTATTCTTGACCATATTGTCGAAAATTGATCCAACCTCTAGCATGCCTAAAGTAGTCTGGCTTGTATTCCATCTCAAAAAATTCAGTTGCGTATTTAGCCGCAGATTCCAAAAAGAAATCATGAAGTATGTTTATGCCTTCATTATATCTATGACTCCAAATATTTCTATCTTTTTCATATTCGAAAACGTCCAAACTACCTTGATCGGCAACTCCTTTGAGATTGCCGTTCAGGATGACCTCATTGATCCGTTCGCAATCTGGCAAATCAAAAATTGCTACTGGTGTTGAAAACAGATTTAATTTCTGCATGATATGCCTTTAAATTGGTGCCCATAGTAGGACTCGAACCTACAACATTCGGAGTTTGAAACCGACGCCTCTGCCAATTGGACCATATGGGCTAATTTTAATGAAGCTTTCTGTGTGAAATGTAATAGTGATATGCTTCACCAACGCGCTTCATGTAGACATACATCCAACCACAAAGCATATAAACAAAATCACCATGTACTGTTTGCATATTAACACCTTTGTTGTTGGTGCCCCTGGAGAGATTCGAACTCCCACCACCCGGAACCTAAATCCGGTGCCTCTACCAGTTGGACTACAGGGGCAAACTTTGGCGCTCTTGAAGGGAATCGAACCCTCCTCAACCCTTAGACAGAGGGTCAGCCTCACCAGATGCTTACAAGAGCAAATTTCGGTGCTGGTTACTGCCATCCAGCGTTGCCTTTCCGCGCAACAGGTTCTGAGACAAGACGGTTCAAGCAACTCGGTCTCTTCAGGCGGCCGCAGCCTATATCCACCAATGCCGCTTGAACCCAGGTTAGGTGGTGACGCAAAGGATCTCATCCCTTTGAATTATGGTGCCCCCACGAAGATTCGAACTCCGGACCTACTGATTACAAATCAGTTGCTCTACCAGCTGAGCTATAAGGGCAAAACTAGAGGGATGGTGTTGTGTACACAGGCCTCGCCAAGCCACACCATCCCGTACGCGATATGGAGTCCCGTGAGGGAGTCAAACCCCCAACCTTCGGTTTCGTAGACCGATGCTCTATTCAGTTGAGCTAACGAGACAAATTGAATTCAGGATCTTGACAGATGCACACCATGGTTGGATTTCTCGGGTTTCCCAGCATCTTCTCGTCATTCACAGTAGGTAACCATTTCCTTCTACTGTTAGTCCTGAAATGGTGGAGGTAGCCAGAATCGAACTGACGACATCCTGCTTGCAAAGCAGGCGCTCTCCCAACTGAGCTATACCCCCAATTGTTTGGCAACCATACAGGTCGATGCACTTCGTCGTTAAACTTCGCACTCTTTATTGGCCACTCGTTACCTCATATGAGGTATTATGGTAGTCCGTGACAGGGTTGAACTGCCGACCTTCTCCGTGTAAAGGAGTTGCTCTTCCACTGAGCTAACGGACCGTGGATTAGAAGAAGAGGCGTTCCCACTAATAGGGATACTTGAATCCCATCGCACGACCAATGGGATGTTCTCTCGGTGTTCGTGAAACAAGCTATGAAGCTCCACCGATACCGCCTCTTCTAATTGGCTCCTCGACCTGGGCTCGAACCAGGGACATTCTGATTAACAGTCAGACGCTCTACCAACTGAGCTATCGAGAATCAAACTATAATAACAACGAATGCTATTGTAGTTTATATATATGCATTTGGTTGGCACAGAAGGTTACGATCCTTCCACCCCCGTCTTATCAGGACGGTGCTCTACCACTGAGCTATGCGCCACTATTTGGTGAACCATGCAGGGATCGAACCTGCGACAAAGAGATTAAGAGTCTCCTGCTCTACCAGCTGAGCTAATGGTCCTAAATTGGTCGGAGATGCAGGATTCGAACCTGCGACCCTCGCGTCCCAAACGCGATGCTCTACCAGACTGAGCCAATCTCCGAAAACTTGTTAGGAGTGGTGTTATGTTATGGATATGGATAGACTGACATACCGTTCGCTTTACTCTGCAACCTTATACATGGGAGCAACCCCACTTTTCGATTACAACTCAGTTTATGCCGTGCCTGCAGGACAGAGGGCTCCAGGGACTGTGCGCTGCCCAGGAACACTGGGATTTTCCATAACACCACACCTAACAAGTTGTTTCTTCTAAAAGAGCTATCTTGCATACCCCATACGAGATATCTTGTAGCTGCCACTAACGATGTGGCAGCATCGCATAGCTCTTTTAGAAGAAACAACCGTTACACCCACGATGGGGTAAGAATCCCTACTCAGAGAGTACGAATCCCCGGCGTTTCTTTATACCAGCAATGTCAAACAGCGTATTCTCTATTCTTATATAGTAGCAGGTTGGCACTCTTTTGTCAACCACTCTTTTTTGGCAGAGCGTAGGGTAATTGAAACCCTTTCTCCAGGTTGAGAACCTAGCGTCCTAACCAATAGACGAACGCTCCAAAACTTGGTCCTCCGTATCGGATTTGAACCGATGATCTCCGCGCTTGAAAGGCGGGTATGTTGGACCGCTACACCAACGGAGGTTATATGGTGGACTCTCTGGGACTCGAACCCAGCACCAACGGTTTAAAAGACCGCTGCTCTAACCAACTGAGCTAAGAGTCCGAAATCTTTACGGGATATGGTTCCCGCAGACCTGACGCTCTACGTACCCGTGAGGAGTGCGATTCCACACAGTAGCACACCGCGGGCGTCGGAGTGGTGCATAATACGGCCTAGCGACAGGCTGTGGTATATACACTGGCTCCTGCGCGATATACCGCGGAGGCGGAACGTAAACATCCATGGTAGGTCGAGGACCATACACGGTCGCATTGCAGCCCGCGAGCGCGAGGGCTAATGCTGAGACGGCTGCAATGCGGATCATGCTACACTCCATTCCATTTCATCTTCGGTTTCGATCCATTCGGAACCGTCATACTCTCGCAGAATGTACCGCGTACCAGGTGCTAACTCACGGATGCACAGGTCAGCACAATAACCAGACGCAGCTTTACCAAGTTCCTCTACGGCCTGAGCGAGAACAGGATCTGTCCGCTCAATATCCCAATCGTTGAAAAAGTCACCCTCATTCATTACGCTAGTACCGATACGGAATCGGACATTACGAAAACTAACTTCGGACTCTTCTTCGGTAAAAGGAACACCCTTTATCTCGAGGTACCTACGAATGGCAGCGTCAGATAAACCAAAGCCACCATAACAACCATTATAAACGATCTTTGTCACCTTGTCAACCTCTTTGTTAGTGGCGGTCGCGGAAGGATTCGAACCCTCGGCCCACGGAGTAGAAATCCGTTGCTCTATCCAGCTGAGCTACGCGACCTTTACGCTTGTAGCCTTTGCGAGATGCAACGACACGAGCATGGTATTTAGTAGTAGCCAAATCAAGCGCGATTGGGTTACGCTTTGATCCGCTTGAGCTTACCGATGATTTCCCAGTCATAGGTTTTTACCTTCGTCTTTCTATCAACAACAAAGTCCATTTTGTGCCCGGTTTTCTCTTCCAGGTACTTAACGGCCTCGGCTAACGTATCGAACACCTTTTGACCAGTGGTGTTATTTATATTCGGTTTCGCGAGATATCGTGTTTCTGTCATCATTTTTATATCCTAGCATGCCAGAGAGGGATTGTCAATAGCTATTTTAGCTTTTTTCAATTTGATCCAAAAGCCGTTCTAGAAACATAACCTCCTCGTGGATGCCAGTGCGATAACCAAGTTCCCGACCGACGAGTCGGCCCGATCCATCATATACAGCCATTAACTCACGGCTCAACGTCAGGCGTTCATATAGCCGTTCCTTGATCTCATGGATTGCAACATAAGCATCATTAGAAAAAAACTGGTTCATTCGACACCTCAGAGAATGGACAAGTTGGCACGGCCAGACTTATAGAGAACGACGGCTTCACGCCTTACGCCAGCTCCCGCACGGAACGCCTTGAGTCCGCTAGAGAAATAAAACAACCGGCCGCGCTCATACGACCACTGTTCCGCTGTGGAAAAATCATCGTAATCGGAACAAAAGCCTAGACCGTTCGCGGCATCACGGGCACCCTGTAGAAAGGTAGGGCGAGCCATGATCTTACGGATCGAAGTTGACTTGGTTGCTACTTGCGCCATCACTTTTCTCCATTCATCATCATATTACCATAATACCACGAACTGGCAGGATTGTCAACCCTTAGGCCGCAAGATTTTTCATAATCTTGCCCATACGACGACCGTGCGCGGGGTACGCGACCACAGCCACATCCTTGCTCCAGCAAGCGCGGCAATCGCCACATTTGCCACCACGCTCATATGCGTCACACACCTTGGACGCTTCGGTCTCGGAGTCGGCAAACGGAACAACCGTTGAACCATGCTCGCCATGCTCAAAAGCGCCATTGATAAAGTCCGACGAATAGCGAACCGCTGCGTTCGGCAGGGCCTTCATCCGCTCAAGGATCGCACGGATGCGCGGGACCTTGTAAGACTTCGTGGGCAGCCAATGCTGGACGTGAGGAGTCTTTTGCATGACCAGAAAAATCTTGAAAGCCAGAGCCGGGTGGTAAACGTCACCCGAGTCGAACCAACGGAAAAATTTCTGGCGCTTCAATTCCTTGACCATATCATCGACCCACTCACCGCGCTTCCAATCCTCGCGGTTGTGTTCGCGCAATGCGATGGCGTCAGGCATCTGGTAGAAACCCTCAGCCGCATAGCAACCAGCGCACACCTCAACCGGGGCCTTTGTCACCGGGTCGATAGAGCCAGGGCAGGTTTTACGTGCCTGGAGAGACCAGGATTTGGCAGGCATTTTCGAGGCTTTGGACAGCTTAATCATTGCTATTCGCTCCGTTCGCTCAATTCATCTTATATTCTGATAGTACCACGAGCTGGCAGGATTGTCAACCCGTGGTGCTAAACATTTTTGTAATTCTTTTGTTACTCTTTGTAAGACTCCTTGAGAAGGAACGCGGGCATGTATTCACGCGGGTCATCCTGAGCCGCCAGCTCAAGGCGAGCAAATTCCTCAAGAACCTCTTCCTGAGTTTGCGTCATGGCTTGCTTGGTCACAGGATGCTTTTTGGCTGAGGCTGAGACCGCTTTCATTGTCTCAAGGTTCTTGGCCTTAGCAAGAGCCTTAGCCTCGTCCGATACACGAGCCGGGTCAATCACAGGCTTGGCCTTAGCGGCATGTGCCTTATTGATTGCACGAACCGACGGCTCGGCTGCAACCTTAGCCGACTTAACCTTAGCCGCAGGCATGGGCTTGACACGACCAGACTTCACGGCCTTAGCAATAAGCTCATTTGCTTCGGCATGGATGTCCTTGACCGGCGCTTTAGCCTTGGGCGCCTTAGCGACCTTAGCTTTGGGCGTCTTGGAACCAGTGGTGCCGGCGAGGGCCAGAGCGTCGGTGACGGCCGAGAAGTCGGTTGAGACCATCGTATAGCTTACGACCTTGCGACCCTCTCGGAGGGGCTCAAAGGCCAGCTTAGCTGCACGGATCTGGCTGAGACCATACCGGGCATTGCGTTCCGAACCCAGAAGCGCGACCAGCTCAGCCACCGTGACCTTGCCAGACTTTTGCTTGCAGAATTCAACAATTTTATGGGCGCATTTGGCATCAAACTTGGACATGATATATACCTTTCGATTTTTACCTACTTTTATATCCTACTAGGAATGGCAAGGATTGTCAATATGGTTTTGCACATTTTCAGCATTATTTTTGTAACAGTTTATGTTACAATCTTTACTCAAGCAGTAGCCTCCCACGCTGCGATTAACGTCTGATAATTGATCTCGTAAGGCAAAGCTAGAGTTTCAAGCTCTCGCAGATATGTAACTTTTTCGGCAACGGTTTCGAGTGCGCGAAAAGTCTGAAAAATGTATTCTAATGTCATGCTCTAGCTCCTTTGATTGACTCTATACACAGAATACAAGGAAAAGGCGCCATTGTCAATAGCGCCTTCCAAGTTATTTTCAGATAGTTTTTGGTGTTGCTAAAATGTCACATCGCTAGAACTTGGCAATCAATGCGTCAACCTCGGGCATGGTAGCACGCCAGCTGGTGCCGCGCGACCGATCCAGTGCGTCCATATAATTCCGGAACATTACCAGCTTCTGGGAACATTCGGTATCTGTAAACGTGGTGAGATTGTTTTTCAGATAACCAACGATATGCTTTTGGTCAGCATGTGGCAAATCGGACTCCTCATAAATGCGAATGACGGCCTCTTTAGCCTCTCGAGGTAGGTTGACGATATCGACCTGAGGTGGTGCGCGAAGGATGCGAAACACAAAATCATTATAGCCCAGCTTGCTGAAATACCTATGCATTGTAATAGGCGAGAATATGGAATAGATGCCGATGCAAGATGTGATATTGGCAATCTTTTCGTGCAAGCCATATTCGCGCAGCATTTCTATGTTATGAAGAATGCGGTCGAACTTCAACGGGAATCTAATCAGGTTGTACCG